GGTGGCAAAGAGCGGGGCTGGTACCCTTAAGCATCCGCATAAAACTGCCGTGAATGCCACTAATAAGTGGAATGAGTCGTCTGGAACCGTCTATAACGACGCTACAACTACTCAGGAGCATACCCCTCATCGTATTGCCGCTAAAATTGGGCAATTAGTTTGGGTTATGTACATAGCGGGAGACCCCGAGTTTCCAGTATGGATTGGAGTGCAATGAGTTCAGCTATTTCTTTTCCTTTTACATTGGATCCTTTCGGAGTACTAGAAACTACAGACCTTCCTAGTAAAATTTGGACTGACAGAGTACTGACCCTTTTATCTACAAATATAGGGCAACGACCTATATTAACGGATTATGGGACCGACATAATGCGGTATTTATTTGAAAACGAAAACAATACTGCTTTAGGAATAGACCAAGCTATTCGTAGCGCTATTGCTAATTGGCTTCCAGAAATTTCAGTTAAAGAAATAGAAATTACCAATGTAGATTCTGAAGGACGTCTTGTGGTAGACCTAACCATACTTCTTCCAGACAGTACTATTAAAACTTTAGATGTAAGTACAGCAATATTCAGTCTTGACGGCACAATAACGATTGCGAGCTAAAAATGGCCAATGATATTCAAATTGACTACACGTCACGAGATTTCTCAGCTTTAAAAGAAGATTTAATATCTTTAATTCAATCTAGAACTTCTTCTTCTTGGAATCCTTCTGATCCTTCAGATCTAGGCTCAATACTAGTAGAGTCTTTTGCCTATATGGGCGACATTATGTCCTACTACCTAGATCGAGTAGCTAATGAGACCTCTGTAGAGACAGCAATAAAAAGAGAAACCCTATTAAATTTTGCTGCGTTGTACGGGTACAAACCTTCTGGTCCTACCCCTGCAGTTGTAGACGTAACCTTTACTAACATTAGCGACGTAAGCATAGATTTACCTATTGGTACTCAAGTTATGGCCCCATTACTTTACGGCCCCTACACTGAAATTTATTTTGAAACAACTACCGCAGTCATTGCTTTAGCTGCTGGAGCTACTATAACGGTCACCTGTAAAGAAGGAAAGACAGTAAACACCGATCGTCCTGACCTTATTAACCCAGCAAATAACCGACCATTACCTGCAAGCTTAGGTACTTCTGATGGATCAGCAAACCAAAAAATTACAATTATTGACACCGGAATTGTAGACTCTTCTTTATTTATTTATGTAGGTCAAGGCTCTGCGTTTGCTCCTTGGTCATATGTAGAAACTCTTGCTGAACACAGCAGCACTTCTTTAGTTTTTACTACTTCTCAAAATTCAGACGGCACATTAACAGTAGTGTTTGGTGACTCAATAAATGGTGCAATACCTCCCACAGGACAGTTAATTAGTGCGTTGTACAAAGTAAGCACAGGATTATCTGGAAACATTACCTCTGGAGCCGTAAGTGAAGTAACTTTTATTCCTGGCAATATTGATCCAGAAGCAATTTCTTATGTAACAGCTACAAACGCTGTAGAAGCCTTAGGTGGAGCAAACTCAGACGGCGCAGACCAATTAAAATCAAAAATTAAAGCAGCAATTTCATCTAGACGTCGTGCAGTTACTTTAGCTGACTATGAGTACCTAGCTAGTCAAGTGCCTCGAATTGGACGAGCAAAAGCTACAGGGGGCGTATACAGCTCTATAACCCTATATGCTCAAACACAAGACGATGGCTCTATTACTCCAGGACTTACCGGAGACCCTGTAACCACTACTAGTAACTGGAACACTTTAAGTGCCGACCTATCTGCATATTTAGCAGATAAAATTCCTGTTGGAACTACCGTAACCGTACAGCCCCCTACATACGTACCTGTATATGTATCTATGACTGTAAATATTGGGGCAGCATACAGAAAAAATACAGTAAGGCTAAACATTGCAAAAGCATTTCTTAATACCGGAGGCTTGTTTTCTTTTGAAAATAACGGTTTTGGTAGGACTATTTCTCAATCTGCCCTTATTTCAAAAGCTTATGGAATTGAAGGCGTAGAGTCTGTAACTCTTACTAAGTTAAACACAGATAACACTAGCAGTGTCGGTACACTAGCCTTAACTGATGGACAACTTCCGTACTTACTACCAGAAGCGTTAGATATAACTGTTAATGGTGGTTTATCATGATGTTCAAACACATACAAAGAATAGGTAGGTAATATAATGGCCGCAGCATTTCCCCAAAGTATTAAGTCTTTTTCTAACAAAGTAGACTTAGTAAACACTGTCCTTGCTGACCACGTTAACGCCCTACAAGACGAAGTTAGAGCTATTTCTATAGCAATTACGGGTAACCCTAGTACTAACATTCTAACTTCTTCATATTCTGGGGTGTTTGCTAATACCGCTAGTTGGAATTCTGTAGACGAGCGCCTTAACAATATTGAAGCTGGACTAGTAAACGGCGTAGCTGATAGCCCATACTTTAAAAAGTCTGGAGACTCTGTTCAACCAGCTGCTGGAGTTGTAGGGTTAACTATAAAGCCTGTAGGCGGATCTACAAATATTCTTGAGTCATACACTGCAGGAAATGTCCTTGGGTTTAACCTAAACGTTTCTGGCATACCTAAAGTAGGAACTGCAAACGTTCTATATGTTGGTAGCTCAGACCACACTACACTTTCTAACACAGCCAACTCTGCCCTAAACACTGCAGAAGCAATAAGATTTGATCCGTTCTTACTAGCCGGGATGTAATTATTTAAATGGGTAAATATTCGTTTTCTCAATACGGAGTTATTAAATACGGTGAAATTGAAAATAACCGCGTTTATTACAACGTAGGACTTACTGCGTGGTCTTATGACTATGCAAAAATTAAACTTGAGTGGGGCTCTGTAATTATTGACCCCGAAGATCCTACAATAACCCATTGGAAACTTGTTAAGTCCTTTTCTGGCTCACCAATTAACTCTGAAGATGGCATTGTAGTAGACGGTGACGTAATCTCTAGCTATCGTTTAGCGTATGTCGATGAAACAGAATACCCAATGGGTCAAGAAATTAATTACTCCTTTTGGGTATTTAATGGAATTACTTGGATTTTTTGTGGGTCTGCCTCAACGATAGCTGTAGTAGAAACTGATACTTTACCTAAACTTACTCAATGGTTTCCTAGAGCTTGGTTAAACTCTAATGGGTACATAGGAGATGCTACAGGGGAAGTAGAAAATGATAACTTTATTAAAGTTCTTTCTGCATATGCTTTTATGTACGACCGTCTTAGAACAGAAGCTGATTTACTAAGTCTTGCCTCAACGTACCAACAAATTCCGGTATCCCTATTAAAAAGTAAAGTACAAGATTTAGGGTTTGATTACGAACCTACTCTTGGAGATTTTTCTCATAGGTCTTTATTTAGATCAGGTGCTTTAATAAACAGCTTAAAAGGAACTTCTTTAGGCGTAAAAATTTACTCTACTGCGTTAACACACTGGCCTACTACAGTGTCCGTTGGCCACAACATTATGTTAGATTACCGCGACTCTTCATTTGAGGGAAGCACAGGTAACTGGGGCGTAACCGGCGGCACGTTATCTTCTGAGGCATACGCTACTTATACCCCAACACAAACTTACCCTACTGCTGGATTTTATGACGTAATTTTCCCCCCAAGAAGATTAGGTTTTGGACTTGTAACGGCAACCGGTACTGCCCCTATTGTTTTGTCTTTGCCAGGAACTGCGGCAAGTAAGATTAAATACGGAATTCCAGTAAACGCAGGAACTAGGTACATATTTACGGGTCAAGTAAAGCATTTAAATGCTTCTGGATCTTTAGTGTGCACAATTAGTTGGTATAACTCTTTAGGAGCATTAATATCAACTACTACCTCTAGCACAGCGTTAGTAACGACTACTTCTTGGGCTCAATTTTTCTCTAAATCTGATTCTGCTTTAAATGGAGCACTAGCCCCTAACAATGCTATATATGCAGGAGTTACCGTAACAATTACTCCAACAGCAAACACAAATAAATACTTATTAGATAACTTAATGTTCTGTGAAAGCAGCAAAGTTCTTGAGTATGAAGACGCAAGAAAAGTTACTGTTAGCTTAGAGGGCGATAAAGTAAACAATATTCCTAACCCTATTTTTGAGCACGGAGTTGGTGGGTGGCAAACTCTAAACGCTACTTTAGTGCAGGATTTGTCTGCTCCAACCGCATCAGTTGTGTTTGGCACAGCAGTTGCAAAAATTACGGCTACTTCTTCAGAACGAGTTGCTTTTGTTTCTGATTGGATTCCTGTAGAGCCCGGAGATAACTATGCGTTTAGCATTTATGTTAGTGGTTCAGCAAGATCTGGCCGTTTACGTATTGAATACTCAACTCAACAGTCTGCAGAAGATCAAACTAGGGTTTTAGTAGATGAAAATGGAAAATACTACCCAACTACCCCTTATTACGTAGATTCCACCCCCGTATTAATAACGGGCACAGCACAAAAACTAGGCGTAGTTAGCGTTGCTCCGGCTAACTCGTTAGATGCTGGAGATCCTTTAGTAAAAGTATCTTTTTATACAGAAGAGGCTGAGATAGGTGACGTATTTTATTTTGACGCAGCTTACCTAGAAAATAGCGCAACAGTTACTTCTTTCTTTTCTGGTAATGGAGCAAATGTTCCAGCAAACCCAATTACTGACTCTATATTTGAAAACGATAACTGCAGATGGGAAATAAAAAATAGGGCTAATTACATTACTGATCCTATTTTTGAATTAACTGACGCGTCTCTGTACGTGCCTTGGGTTGCAGGGTCCGGATCTACTTTTACTAGATCTACTACTATTACTCCACCATACGGCACTAAAACAGGAAAAGTAGTAAAAGCAGGCGGTGGAAGTATAAGCACTACCGCATACCTATATGAATACGGTGCTGGAAAAGACGTAGTGTTTTCTGCCTATGTTCAAGGTAGCGCAGGGACTTACACAATTTCTACCGGTACTGCTGGACTTGCCGTAGACGCTGGGGGCTTGCAAAATGTGGCTTCATTTATTATTCCTACTGCAGATGCTAACAAGTGGGTTCGAATACATACCACTAGAGTATTAGTAGGCTCTTCTGAGAGTAGCGTCGTTTGTAATATATCTTTAGACACCGGCTCTGGAACTTCAGCTACGTTTTATATTACAGGCCCACAACTTGAAATGGGAAGAGTTCCATCTAAATTTATTGATCCAAATGAAGCAGGAAGTGTATCTATTGTTAATCCAAATACTATGTCAGTTACTCCAAAAGCCAACATCTATTTAACTAAGGCAGAGAATGAGCATGGCGGCAGAAGTAATTACTGGTCTAGCTATTATGATAAATATTCTCGCCTGTACTCAACCCTACCAAAAGTTATGCCTGTAGGAGCTAGCTGGGCTATGGTTCCAGGCAATGTTTTATACGGCTATACAGATTTAGAAAACTCTTTAATTCCTTCTGCGTCATTTGAAAATGATTTAGGAACTTGGGCCGGAGTTAACTCTAGATTAATCAAGACTGTTGCTCGAGGCACCGTATTTGATGAGTACTGTACTCACGGCACTGCTTTTTGTACCGTAACTTCTGCTACAGGGGCTTTGTTTGGCATATCTACTGCTCGTATACCCGTAGAGTCTTTAACTGGATACTACGTGTCTATAGCTGTAAAGCCTGAAAATGAAGACTCTTACGGAGACTACACATTATCTGTTAAGTTCTATGACTCTTTTGACGTACAGATAGTTAACAAGACTTCTACCGTAGGTATAGCTGTAAAAGATCGTTGGGCGTATATGTCAGTGACTGCACCGTCAGTTGATACCAACGGAGCTTCTTACGCGGTACTAACGGTTACCTGCGCTACCTACAACACCCCAGCACCTGGTCAAACATTCCATATTGACAGGGCTGTTTTTAGAGAGTAACCTCCCGAGCATGACAACCATTGTTATCTCTGCTTTAGCTACTGCGTGTGTTCTTACTATGGTCGAAGGACTTATAGTTTCTTTGGGAAAATGGCGTGGATTACTTGCGCTAGTTGTTTCCCTGCCTAGTTGCTTACTCCTTGGAGTTACAGATATTACACTTCTTGTCTATTGCCCTGCTGTTGTTTTTTTGGGGTTAACTCTATCCCTCATGGTCGAGCAAACATTTACGGGTATTTCCGTTAGGGAAATGCGCGGGTTGCCAAAAAGGGTAGAACGGTTGTAGTATCTAAGTAGAAGGAGGGTTCTACATGAAATCACCATATTCAGATCCATATTTATCTTTACGTGCCAGAGGTCTTTATGCTTTGTACGTAGAGACTGGTCGAGTCCTATCGGCCGAAGAAATCTCATCTGCAGTCCCTGAGGGACGAGATGCGATTCGTTCTGCAATGAAAGAGCTAAAAGATTTTGGTTATATAAAAGCCGTCAAGCATCAGATAAACGGACAATGGCGTACATTATTGAAGTTCACCGACGACGGATTATCAGGCGTCGGTAAATCAGGCGTTCTATCTAGCTTACTTAATACTAATGATATATCTACTAGTCTAGAGGTATTAGAAGTACTACGTACTTCTAATACTTCGACTGCGTCGAAAAAGGAAGGTGTTGATATGGGTTGGCCAAACCTAGATGAGAACTTGCCAAAGCCAAAGAGAAATCAGATTGACGAAGATGACTCAGGGGCCGTAGGCAAGATCATTGATAAGAAGGCTCTTAGAAACTTGAAGTACAAGAAAACTAAGTTTGAGTCTACGTCTCAGAGTATGCAACGTACCGAGAGGCCAGAAGAACTGTGGAATGCCAATGATCTTGTTTCAGAGTTCTACGACCTGTCCCGTGAACATTTGCCTGGAGTACCAGGACAAGTTAACGGTCAAAGCTTGGCTAAGTGGGTTAACAAAACCATTTCGTCCGGCGCAACAAACCTATCGATTTTAAAAGCAATTAGAATTTTCTTTGCGGATCCTCGCCTATTGCGTGATGCTGGAATTGGTCAGCCTATTTGGAGACGATTCATCGCCTTCTACCCAACTATCCACGGCATTGCAGTTCAAGTTGCGGAGCCAGAGTTTGTAGACGAAGATTTCCTAGCGCATCAGGAAAAGATGCTAAAACTTTTGGAGGGCTAATGTCGTACGAGTTGAAGAGCCTGGCACCAAGCGTTAGGGCGCAGATCAACGCTGCCGGCCTTCCAGAGCGTACTGTGGGCCTTGAACTTTCCGACCTACGTCCCTACCAGGGTGGCACCTTGGAAGGCGTCCAGAAGTGGCTTGGGATGGTTCGTTCGGGCAACGTAGTAAAAGCCCGTGGGGAACGTACCTGCGGCCTTGGACTACTCCTCATAGGGGAACCAGGTCACGGAAAGACTACTCTGGCCTGTACGGTCCTCCAGGAGCTTTTAAGGACTACTCCACGAGAAGTCTTGGGCTATGCCGGAACAGGTCTAACTCGACCAGGGTTTTTTACCGACTATCCAAAGCTTCTTAGAGTCCAACAAAAGAGTTGGGACGAAGAATCGGACGATCCGGACAAATGGTTAATTGATTCTGTATACGGCGAGGCTCCAAGTCACATGAACGTTAAGGTGTTAATCCTTGATGACCTAGGCAAGGAATACCGCACCGCTTCAGGTTGGGCAGAGAATACATTTGACGCAATCTTGCGGGCACGGTTTAATGCGGGTCTGCCAACAATCATCACCACAAACAATTCTTTGCAGAAGTGGGGAAACATGTACGGTAAGGCAATGGAAAGTTTTGCTCACGAAGCGTTTATTCCACTAGCAGTAGTATCAGAAGAAGGGGATAGAAGATTATGACGTCCATATGGAGAACAGTTCAGTTTTATATATCAATCACTAATGGCATCAGTGAGGTGCAGGTAGACGGTGCCGGCAACGTTCGCTGTAGTTGCAACGGTTTTAATTTTAGATCTAGATGCAAGCACACTTCCGAAATAAAAGCGTTTCCAGAAAATACAGTTATTAAAGAAGTTCCTAAAACAGAAGCAGTTGATCCAGAAAAGTCACCTGAAAAATTTAGAGACTTAGTGCTTCGCTATGGTCGAGTAAAGATCGGTTAGGCCATGAAGGGAGGGGATATCTCAAACGAAGTACCACAACGAGTCATAGTAACTTTAGACTG